GCGAAAAGATTCGTGGTTTCCGCGCTAATATTCTTGTGCTCGACGAGTTCCTGCTTCTCCCAGAAGAAATTATTAAAAACGTATTGATGCCGTTCCTTGTCGCGCCGCAAGACATGAAAAGGCGTATTGATGTGCGCGAAATGGAAGACTTGCTCATCAAAGAGGGCAAGATGAAAGAAGAAGAGAGAATGGTGTTCGTGAATAACTCGAAAATGATAGCCTTGTCTTCTGCTAGTTACACTTTCGAGAATCTTTATAAGACTTATCAGGAATGGGTAACAAAAATAACATCTCCAGAGAGAGAAGATTCTACTTATTTTGTTTCTCAGTTAGGGTATGAAGCTTTGCCGCCAGAGATGATAGACAAAACAATTATTGAAGAAGCTCAAAGCGGTGGCACTTCGCACTCGGCATTTCTTAGAGAGTATTGCGCTCAATTTACTGATGGTTCAGACAGCTATTTCAGCGCAAAGAAAATGGAAGAGTGTACTTTGAAGGACGAATACCCTCATACTCTTGTCAAAGGAACGCCCGGTAAAAAATATATAGTAGGAATAGATCCAAACATGAGCGATTCTCCAAATGCAGACTATTTTGCTATAGCTGTTATGGAGTTGGACGAAGATACTGGAGTTGGCATTCTTGTACACACCTACGCTGGCTTAGGGAACTTGAATAATCACGTTAAATATTTTAATTACATCATGACTCATTTCGATGTTGTTATGATAACTTTAGATAATGCTGGCGCAGACATTTTTATTGATACATGCAATCAATCAGAAATATTTAAGGCTGCAAAGATAAATATTAAGATCATAAATTTTGATGCAAATGCAGAAGGACCAGATCAAGAGATGCAATTGCGGAATGCTAAAGCTCAATACAATCTATCAGACAATAGAATAGCATTTAATCAAGTATTTACTTCTGACTTTATTAGAAAAGGAAACGAATATCTACAAGCATGCATAGATTACAAGAAAGTTTTGTTCGCTTCTAGGACTTGCTCTAACGATAAGTTCTTTGACAATATCATAGGCACAACTTTACCAAAAGATTTGGTATTTACTGGAGACAAGGCTGACTGGACTAACTTAGATTTTATAGAAAATCAAGACGACTTTATTTATCAAACGAAAAAGCAATGCGCTCTAGTAGAATACACTACCACTTCTAGAGGAATGCAAAACTTTGATCTGCCACAGCATTTAAAGAGAGGTTCTTCTGCCACAAGAGCAAGAAAGGATAACTATTCGGCATTTATGTTGGCTAATTGGGGAGTCAAATGTTATAACGATATGATGAAACAAACTGTAGAAAATAATACATTTACATTTACTCCAGTGATGTTTTAGTGTAACATTATAATAGCATGGCTAATTTGATTAGGAGAAAGCAGGTAGATCAGGTAGAGTTCTCTGGCTTCATCGTAGAGGTGGGCGACGAGAATTACTACCCATTGACTACTAATCCTTCTGGGTACTTAGACCAAGCTGAACTAAACTCAGCCACAGGGACTTTGAATTCTTTAATTAATTCTGTTTCTGGAGTTTTAAATACTACTATTTTAAATACTGGTATTGCAGCAAATGCATATTCAGATACAGTAAGCGGCACATTGTCTACTAGATTAGAATCCACCGGAAATTACCTAAGCGGACAAATAACTTCTTTAAGCGGATACACGGTTTCTGTTAGCGGAAATCTTTACGCTTCTATAACTGGAGCTAGTGGAGTAGTAAGCGCTAAAGTAGACACAGCAAGCGGATATTTAAAGTCTTACACAGACACAACTTCTGGATTATTATATAATCAAATTGTAGCTCAATCTAGCGCTACAGACGTAAATAAAATAGCTAGTGGAAATAATTTTAATTTCAGCGGCACAAAGACTTTTACATCTCCAATAACAGCGCAAAGAATAAATATTAGTGGATCAACTGCTCCAACTTCGATATCTTTAGTAGCTTCTTCTGGAGTTGTTTCTGTCGTAGGAAATGCTGGCACTTTTGTTAGCTATTACGAGACAGGAGCCAATGCTTCTTTGTGGGCTGTGACTGATTCTGCTGGGTTGCCAATGCTAGAGCTATTCGACGACTACACTTTGATCTTAGGTCATTCAAGCAGACCATCAGTAACTCTTAGTGGATTGTCTGGATATGTTCTAATGCAAAATTTACCCACTCAAACGCAAACAGGTGGGTTGCCTGTTGGCACAATTTTTAGAAGCGGAAATTATTTAATGATTTTATAACATGAGAAAGCCAAAGATTCAAGAAATCAAGCCAATGATGACTGCTTATGCAGCTTCTACTGAGAGCGCCCCAATACAGGCTCGCAGAAATCTTGCTGGTGACATCGAGAGAACAGATAGATTTTATAATATTGACTATGGTCTAGTGCCATTTAAATATTCTCACAGCTTGCAGAACAAGAGCAGTCTCAATATCAGAGACGCTGTAATTCTGTGCCAAAAGGCTTATTATAATTTTTCTTCTTTCAGAAATGTTATTGATCTAATGACAGAGTTTTCTACTAGTAAGATTTATTTTACTGGTGGCAACAAGAAAGCTAGGGATTTCCTAGACGCTCTATTTAAAAAGATTAATATTGACAATTTTGTAGATAAATTTTTCAGAGAGTATTATCGTTCTGGCAATGTATTTATTTATAGATTTGATTATAAAGTCAATCCAGGAGATATTGCTAAAATCACTCAAGTATTTGGTTCTGATTCTATTTCTGCTGCCGAAAGATTAGAGTTGCCATCAAAGTATATGATATTGAATCCTGCTGATATTCAGTATGGTGGTAATATCTCATTTGTTGGCGGTAATTACTATAAGATTTTAACAGATTATGAATTGCAAAGATTGCGCAACCCAACGACTGATGAAGACAGAGAAGTTCTCAAGAGTTTAAACGAAAAAAATAGACTAAATTTACAAAAGAAAGTCCTTTCTGGTGCTGGAGCCTACATTACAATTCCTCTGGATACAGAGCAAGTGTCTGCTGTTTTTTACAAAAAGCAGGATTATGAACCATTCTCTGTTCCTATGGGCTTCCCAGTATTGGAAGACATTAACTGGAAGCAGGAAATGAAAAAGATGGACATGGCATTAACAAGAACAACTCAACAAGCTGTTCTGTTGATTACCATGGGTTCAGAATTGAAGAGCGGTGCTCTGAACATCAACCAAAAGAATATCGAAGCAATGCAAACCCTTTTCCAAAACCAATCGGTAGGAAAAGTTCTAGTCTCTGACTTCACAACTAAGGCTCAATTTATTATTCCTGATATTGCTAATATTCTTGATCCTAAAAAGTATGAAGTAGTAAACACTGACATCCAGCAAGGCTTGAATAATATTTTAATTGGAGATGAAAAGTTCTCTAGCACAAGCATCAAAACAAATATCTTCTTCCAAAGACTAGAGCAAGGCAGACAGGCTTTCCTCAATGACTTTTTGATACCAGAAGTAAAGAGACTTTGCAAAAATTTAGGATTTAAGAACTTCCCAACTCCTCATTTTGAAGAGATAGACATCAGAGACTCTTCTGTTTGGAATAGAGTTTCTGCTCAATTGGTGCAGCTTGGAGTTTTGACTCCCGAGGAAGGTTTGCAAGCTATAGAAACTGGAAGACTGCCAGATCCAGAGGAGTCTTTGGAGTCTCAAAAGAAATTTAAGGCTTTTAGAGAAGAGGGATTGTATGCGCCAGTTGCTACTGGAGCAGGCGCTGCTGGAGGTTTATCTACCGGAAGACCTTCCGGAGCAAAAGCTCCTCAAACAAGCAAAAGCCCATCCCCCACCGGAGGCGGCAAAAAGGCTCCAGCCATAGCTTCTTATTCCATGAAAGGAATATCTCAATCTTTCAAAGAATATGAAATGCTTTCAGCTAAAGTAGAAGATTTCCTAAAGAAAAAGCACAAGAAAAAATCTTTAAATAAAGATCAGAAATCAATAGCGGAGCAAATAGCCCAAAACATCATAATTAATGAAGAAAAAACAAATTGGGACTACTCTATAAAAGCTTACTGCGAGGGAGAAAAACAAGACAATCCAGAAAAGATGGCCAAACTATTAGAGATAGCAGAAGAGCACAATGTTGATGTTTTTTCGGCTGCTATACTAAATATTAGTCAAATCTCTAGAGAAAAAGTGTAATTATTGATAATATTTTAAAATGAATTTTGAAATACAAAATGGAAACTTTAGCAAAGCTCTTGAGAAAAAAGAGTTTTCCATTGATTTAGTTGGCAAAGATATAGGTTTAGTCGGCAAGCAATGCGCTGTTGCCGAAGGAGAGGGTGCTAGGAGCAAGGCGGGACAATTAAGCGTAGAGATAGAGGCTAAGAGACCAGGTCCTAAGAGTTCAGCCCAAACACCAGCTAAGCCTTCAGAAAGAAAAAGCGGTTCTTCTAAAAATGAACCCGGCTCTGCTGGAGAAAAGTCAAATAATGCGATTTCTTTTTCTAAAAAGGTAATCGAGGCGTTAAAGAATAAGGTCAAAGAGCATAACGCTAAAAACTCAAGAAAGGTAAGCCTTTCTCAATTGAAGAAAGTCTATAGAAGAGGCGCTGGAGCTTTTAGTTCTTCTCATAGACCCGGTAAAACAAGAGGTCAATGGGCGATGGCAAGAGTAAATATGTTCTTGAGAATGATGTCTGGAGGCAAAGTTAAAGACGCATATAGAAAGGCAGACCAAGACGTAGCAAAGTCTTCTTTAAATGTTATTGACGTTTCTGATTCTTGGGAGCCAGAAGAGGAAGATCTAGCCCAAGCTTCCTTAGATATTTTAGAAATTGGAGATTTTGATTTTGATAGTTCAGATGAGCTTTATTTGGACGAAGATTCAAACGCAGAAAAATGGTACGAAATTTAATTATGAGCTTTCAATATACTACAACATTTAGTTCTATTCTTAAACCACTAGTTTCAGAAGAGAAAGACAAATATTTAGCATTGGCTTCTTTGATGCAAGTTGGGAATTTTATTCCTAATGTAGATACAGAGAAGAATGTTGATTTATTGCCTGTAGCTTTTAATGCTGCCGTTGTAAATAGAGTTAATAAGAATGGAGATGTAATAGATACTGATACTGCCGTTGCTTCTTATAAAGACTTTATCAATAAGCCAATTAATATTGAACACAACAGAGAAAGAATTGTTGGAGTAATTTTAACTGCCGGGTTCAGTGAGTTTGGGTCAGACGCTTCGCTTTCAGAAGAGCAAGTCAAGGACTTGAAAGGGCCATTCAATATCACTCTCGGCGGTGTAATTTGGAAAATTGCTAATCCTAATCTTGCCGATAAGATTGAGGAGTCTAGTGATGCTACTAGTAATAAATATCAATCAGTAAGTGCAAGCTGGGAGCTTGGCTTTAATGACTATAATGTAGTTATGATTGATGGTGAGTCTAAGAATATAGAAGATGGTGCTCTTATTTCTGACGCAAGTGAAATTGAGTCTATCAAAAACAATCTTAGAGCCTTTGGAGGTTCAGGCAAATTAGATAAAACAAAATCTATTTATAGAAAAGTTATTGGTAATGTTGTACCATTAGGAATTGGTCTAACAGAAACACCTGCTGCTGATGTAAAAGGCATTGCCACACTAAAATCAGAGGCTTCTGTAGAGATTGAACAAGAAAATATTTCCAAAATTGATAATTTAAATGTAAATACATATAACGATAATAAAGTTATGAAAATTCAAAGCATCAAAGACATCACTGATGAGAGTTTGAAGCAAGCAACAGCTTCTCAAATTTCTGATCTTATTGAGCAAGAGCTAAAGGTAGCTTCCGAAAAGTTCGCTGCTGAAAAAGCTACTGTTGAACAATCTTTAAAGGCCGCCAACGAGAAGTACGACACTTTGGCCGCTGCCCAAGATACACTACAAAAGGAAATCGCTGCTCTTAAGGCTTCTCTTGAAGCTGCTGAGTCCGAGAAGCAAGCTATTTTGGCTAACGAGAAGTTCAATGAGAGAATGAATGCTTTTGATGCCGAGTACGATCTAGACAGCGAGACTAGACAAGTTCTAGCTTCTGACATCGCTGGTCTTGATGACGACTCTTTTGCCGCTTATAAGAATAAGATGGCCGTATTCATGAAGAACAAGAAGAAGGGCGAAAAGAAAGAGGCCCCAGAAGGACCAAAAGAAGCCATGAGCGCTTCTGCTTCTGAAGTTATCGAGCAAGCAGCCGCCAATGGCGAGAAGAAGACAGCAGTTATTCCTGCTACTTCCACTGCTTCCGAAGATTCACTCTTCAATAAATACAAACAAGCTTTTGACTACGATGGATTCGTAGTTGGATAAAACACATAATACAAAATAAGGATAAAATATGGCTTATAAACTAAGACCTTTTAGAGATTATGATGAACATGATGTATTGAATCTGTTCTCATACGACACAACTGGTTTGACCGCTGGTTCGATCAGCATCACCAAGGGAAGCTTGGTCAAGATCGCTACCGGATGGAAGAACTACGACTCAGGCGTTGAGCTCGGCGGTGGACTAGAGTTCATCGGAGGAGCCGGTACGCTACAACCCACCAACGTTGTTTCACAACGCTATGGAGTAACCGCTAAGGTAGTAGTCAGCACCACTGGCGAGACCCCAATCGGCATGATGCTCTATGACGTTAAAGACGTTGACGAGAATGGCGAGCTTCTCAAGTACAAGCCCCGTAAGGCTGCTGAGATGCAAGCTGTAATCCCTGGCCAAGCTGTTCCTGTAGTAACCCGTGGTATCTTCTTGGTCCAAGGCGTTCTCGGAACTCCTGCTGCTGGTGGCACTGCTTACGCTGGTGGAACCGGACAAATCACTGCCTCTACTGGCGGCGGTGGTATTGCTAACGTTGCTATTGGTAAGTTCCTCGGAGCTGCTGATACTAATGGCGAAACCCTCGTTAAATTGGACCTATAATATAAAGGATTAACATGAGAATTAAACTAAAAAATACACCTGAGCAAGTAGAGCTAATCAAGGCCCTTGGCTCTAAGAACAGATTGGTTGCTGCTGAAGCTTCAGAGGCTTTTGCCGCTTTCCTCGGACCTGTTATTCAAAGAGTCATTTTGCAAGCTGGCACAGCCTCTCAGATCTATACTGATGCTCCATTCGATGAGAATGATTCACCCAGCTATCCTCTTGATCTCTATTATCAAGAACTAAACAACGGTTATGTTAGCGTTTGGTCTCAAACTCTTGCTGGTGGTCTACCAACAGCTCAAGATGTTTCTGCTATCCAAGAGCTAAAGATCGCTACTTATCGTCTAGACAGCGCCGTTTCAATCAACAAGAGATATGCTCGCCAAGCTCGCTTGGACATTATCGCTAAGTTGGTTGAGCGTATGTCACAAGAAGTATTGGTTAAGCAAGAGCGTAATGCTTGGGCCGTAATGCTCAAGGCTCTTGGAGAAGCCTCTACTACTCCTCAAGGTGGATCTGCTCTAAAGCACTACATCGCCGCTGGTACAGCCGGACAATTCAAGCTCGACGACCTCAATAAGCTCATGACTCGCGTCAAGAGAATCAATGAGTCTTGGGCTGGTGGTACTCCTGCTGATCCATACAGCACTGGATTGACTGATCTTTATGTCTCTCCTGAAATCAAGGAAAAGATTCGCGCTTTCGCTTACAACCCATTGAACACTGTTGGCGGAGTTAGAACAGCCGGTAGCTCTTCCACAAGCACTGAATCTGCTATCGCTCTTCCTGACGGAATGAGAGAGGAGATTTACCGTAACGCTGGTATGCAAGAGATCTATGGTGTAAACATCATTGAGTTGATTGAGCTTGGTCTTTCCAAGAAGTACAACATCCTCTTTGATTCTTACATCTCTGAGACAAGCACACTCGGTGGAGCTTTCGATCCTTCTACCTACCAAATCCTCGTTGGTGTTGATAACACCAAGGGCGCTCTAATCCGCGCTGTCGCTACTAGCGCCGAGACTGGAAGCCAATTCAACGTACAACCAGACGATCAATTCCTACAAAGAAGCGATAAGGCTGGATTCTACGGTTCGATGGAAGAGGGTCGCCTCTGCATCGATGCTCGTGCTCTATCTGGCATCATCGTTTAATAAATTCAGTTCTAACAAAACCCGCTGGGGCAACCCGGCGGGTTTTTTATTTGATATATGACTTTAATTAAGTTATAATTTTTATATGGCTAAGAAATCAAAGCTTCAAGATCTCAATCAAATCGACGCAAAAGAAGAGCTAGGAAGACCAACTACTCTAGACCAAATTTGGGGCGATACTGGCATGCAAAAATATGGTACTAATAATTTTGACGAGTATAAGGCTCAGCTTCGATCAATGAACAGAAGCGACATCCAGAATCACGCCATGAAGGTAGGCATCTTGCCGACAGATAATCATGAGATTCTTGTCGCTAGACTAGAGAGAGAATTCCAAAGGCATGTAGCGGCTTATCAAGCTCCCACTGAAAATAAGAAAAAGCAGAAAAAAATATCCAAAGATGTAGAGAAGATCTTATCAGAAGGCCGATAATCCAGTGTAATTTCATTTAATGGCTAATTTAGTTAGGCTTAAGCAACTAGACCAACCGGAGTTATCTGGTTACATTCTAGATGTCACGGACCAAAGTTATTATCCGAGCAATAACCCTTCTGGTTACATCTCTGATCTTTTGTCTGATAACGACTTCGTTGTCTTAAGCGGTAATTTAGCCACGACAGGCTCAATTCTAAGTTCTGGAATCAATTCAAGCGGCGCTGCGCTAAGTGGATTAATTATTTCTAGTGGATCTTTTCTAGATTCCAAAATAGACACTTTAAGCGGCTATGTAGAAGTTTCTAATTTAAATATTGCTACAGTTTCTGGCAATACTCAATACGCAATAAATCTAATAACTGGCTTTGAAGTAGAAGTCAGTGGAGTAATTAGCGGAGAAGTTTCTGGGCTAGTAAATTTAAATTCTACAACTAGCGGAGCACTAGACACAAAGATTAATAATGTCAGCGGAAATTTAGGATCAAGAATTTCCAGCTTAGAAACAAACTTTGCTACCACTGGAAGCAATTTCGTAGATTTAAATTCTAATAATCAAACAGTAGAAGGCTCAAAAACCTTCAATAATAAAATTGGCTTCAAGCAAATAGACATTCTTCCTTACGCTGGAAACTATAGCAATCCTGGAGGCCAGCACGGAATTTTATTCACTCAATTTATAGATAATTATAGTTTCACTGCTAGTGGATTGGGAACGATCACAGGAGATGCCTTTGTAACAAAAATAATGCAACCAAATAATATAGAGTGCATAATCTCTTCTATTATTTATACAGGATCTTACTAATATGGAAATAAAAACAGTCCATGGTTCGTTAGATTCTGCCTCTGAGTCTTGTGTTTTGCTGTATGATTTTTTCGGCAATTCTTATGCTGGAGAACCAACTACTAATCTTTTTACTCAGCCAACTGGAAACGCTGGATTCGTATTGAAGCCAGCAAACACTGGTAGAGCTTTTTATAAATTAGATTATACAGCAAATTTAAATGGCCAAGGTAATTTTTTTGATAATGCTCCTGGCCCGTTTAACAAATCAGATTCTATTTATAAATATAATTATGTTTCTGGGCAGACAGACTCTACAAGTAATAGGCATGGATTTAATATCAATGTAGTAAGAGGAGAAACTTACACAGCTTCTGTTGATGTTTATGTTTCTACTGGCCACCCAAGAACTGGAGACGCTACGGTTTTAACTTTAACTCCAAGCACAGGAGCATTTAATACTATTAGTGGCTCTTATGATTTTGACAATAAGGGAACTTGGCAAACTATATCAGATAAAGTTTACATTCCTGCTGTATCTAATAACTTTGGTAATAGTGCTTTTTATTTTGAAGTGGCCGTAGCAACAAAAACAGCCCAACATCCTTATTTTGGTTCTGGGTCAGCCCAAGGATTTGCAATTGGCAACACTCAAGGCAGAACTCTTAATTTATATAAGGGCGCTACTTATGTTTTTCTCCAATCTAATATCACGAACGCTGATAATGAATTTTATTTAACAACTACTGCAAATTCTGGAGGAGGAAATAATGCTTATTCCAATAATTTTTCCTACTATGGAAATGCAGGTTTCGATGGCTATGCTGTATTTACTGTTCCGTTTAACGCGCCTAACATTTTGTATTATAACTCTAGAGCAGCAGGCTCTTCTTACTTTGGCGGAAAGATAAATATATTAGGAGGATACAATTCTGGTAATGTAGGTAATACTGGAAATACCGGATCTTCTGGAACTAGCGGAAGCAGTGGTAATACTGGCAATCTCGGGCAAACTACAGAGTCTTATGCTGTTTGTTTTGACCCAACAAAGAGTGAGTTAAATGGCGCTAATTTAAATGGTGGATATATTCTATATAAGAACATGCAGTTCGAGAAGAACAAGCCAATGTTCAAAGGAGTAACTCATAAAACAAAATTTACTTCATCTTCTAGAAGCCCATTCAATTCTTTACTGGATCTCACAAGCTCAGATAATAATTCCAACTTGATAAACGCGATGTATGATTCTAACGCGTTGATTCTTTTCGGCAATAGAACAAATTTAAATGATGGTGGGCTAGTAGATATAAACTTAAAATATAACTCTACCAAAACTTTCTTTATAGGCAGCGCAGTAACTCAAACTTATGACTTTTGGTTTACTCAAACGAAAGCTTCTTTTCAAAAGGCTTATTTATTTTCCAGATCTGGGGCTGTTTCTTCAGGGCTATTCGTTGAAAACGAAGGGTTTCCTCAATTAATATATATACAAGATAAAAAGATTTACTTTAGCTTTGCTTCTCCTACTGGAGACATTTTATCTGGCTATACTCCTCAAGTAATAGATCAAAATACTCTATACAATGTAGTAATTTGCGTCAATGCTTATTTGCAAGATGGAGAAAAAATAAATATTTATGTTAATGGAGAGGAAGTTTCTGTTACTATTCTGACTATTCTCCAGCCGCCTGCTAGTTTATCTTTTGCGAACGTTAGATCTAGCGTCATTACTTTAGGAAACACTGGAAATATAGGTTTCTTCAATAACGCAACAAATTTCTACTGCATCTCCTCTTACGATGGCGCGGGTGAATCGAGAGCTTCTGATATCATTTCTGTAACTAGCGATCCATTAAAAAAATCGATACAGCTTTCGTGGCCAATAGTTAATGAGGCTTTTGGTTATTATCTTTATAGATCATCTTCTCCAATTTTTGGCAATTCTTCTTTGCTGGCTCAGTTAACTAGCAAAAATATTCTCTCTTTTACTGATGAGAACAGCCAAGCAAGATCTGGCTTCCCTAAAACTACTGCAAAATATAACTTCAATTATAATAAAGATGTCACCTCTATTGTTGACAATACTTTAGCAAAAGTTTGCTTCGGAAATTATCCAATAACTACTGGTGCTCCGAATTATTTCGAAGGATATGTTTATAGAATAGCAATTTACAACACTCAACTAACCTCTACTCAAGTGAACAGAAATTACAACTCTTTTCTTTATAAATATATATCAGAAGATCCGTCTCTAATAAATTCTTCTGCTAAGCAAAGAAGTGTAATTAGTGGCAATACTGGAACAACTGGCACTGCTGGAAGTTTTAGAAAGGTACTGGAATAAAATATGGCTATTACAAGATATGCAGGAGATAGGTTCTATGGACTTGATGCAGAAAAAGATGTTCTGCTTTCTCAAGTTATAGATGGGGCTCAATATACCGCATCAGATACAAAAACTACTTATACTAAAATAAGCGGCTTTTGGTTAGCTACAGGAGCTTCTTCTTCTGGATCTATGGGGAGCATTGGCTCTCAAGGCTCGCAGGGAATCCAAGGTTCTCAAGGTATCCAAGGCTCTCAAGGAATTCAGGGATCGCAAGGAATTCAAGGTTCACAGGGCATCCAAGGATCGCAAGGAGGTCAAGGCAATCCTGGCACTTCAGGATCATCAGGGTCTGCCGGTTCTTCAGGAACTTCTGGTGGGACAGGCTCTCAAGGCTCTCAAGGAATCCAAGGGTCGCAAGGTATTCAAGGCTCTCAGGGAATTCAGGGTTCTCAGGGAATCCAAGGATCGCAGGGAATTCAGGGCTCTCAGGGAATTCAGGGATCTCAGGGAATCCAAGGATCGCAAGGAGGTCAAGGCAATCCTGGCACTTCAGGATCATCAGGGTCTGCCGGTTCTTCAGGAACTTCTGGTGGGACAGGCTCTCAAGGCTCTCAAGGAATCCAAGGGTCGCAAGGTATTCAAGGTTCACAGGGCGTCCAAGGTTCTCAGGGAATTCAGGGGTCTCAGGGAATTCAAGGGTCTCAAGGAATCCAAGGGTCTTTTGGGTCTCTTGGTTCTATAGGCTCTAGAGGATCTTTAGGGTCGCAAGGAATCCAAGGGTCGCAAGGAATCCAAGGCTCTCAGGGAATTCAGGGTTCTCAGGGAATCCAAGGCTCTCAGGGAATTCAGGGTTCTCAGGGAATCCAAGGATCGCAGGGAATTCAGGGCTCTCAGGGAATTCAGGGATCTCAGGGAATCCAAGGATCGCAAGGA